AACGCTCGGAAGTCTCGGTTTCGTAGATTTCCTTGTGTTCTTCGCCGTAACGAGCGTACTCCAGACCGAACAATGCGTTCAAGCCGGGGAGCAGCTCTTTCAGTAGTTGTGCGCGTGAAATAGCCATTATTTAGCTCCCTTATACGTTGTCAGGACCGTTCGGGTTGAGATACGAATGTCCGCCAGCCAGAGTTACCGACGCGGTTTCAGCCGTGAAGTCGATAGTGATGGTTGGGTATGGAGCATTCCACTTAACAATTACTTCGCTGTAGTTGCCGCTAGAGTTGGTAGTCTCAGGAACCAGACCCACAACACGGAACGGAAGCGACTGCGTAGTATTGTTGCCCGAATCATAAGCACCAATATTCGAGTTGCCCGAAATAGTGGTGTTTGTCGAAGGCTGAGAAATAGCGAGGTTGTCGCCCAGAATCGCGCCCGAAATTGGGGTGATCGTGGTCGAAGTAGCGCCGCCAGTCACAGCAACTTTAAACAGTTGGTCAGGATCATCTGCTACGTAAGCCAGAATGTCCGAAGCAACGACGTTACCGGGGTACGAGTTGGCAAACAAAATCTGACCCGTAGACGGATTAGTATATGTGCAGCCAAGGAACACACCAACTACGCCTTGCGACGTAACAGTGGTAGTACCCGTTTCTTTAACAATAGTGCCACCATCCAGACGAACGATGTCGCCGTTATAGATAGCGGTACCGTAGTTGCTTGCAATCGGGAGTTCACGAGTTTGGCCCGCGAACACCTGACCGCCGATCAGATTGATCGGTTTTAGCCCGTAGGGGGCCGATACAGTCGGATAAGCCATGTTTTACTCCAAAAGTTAGATTAACTTCCCTTACCGAACGATGTAGAAGATTTCCGCTCGTTAAACAACGGCATCCTCGGGTCGTTCTGGCGCATCAGGCTGTTATCTACAGAATCCATTTGTCCTTCGGACTGTTTCTGGTAGTAGCCATTACGCTGGTCCACCAGCTCCTGTGGAGTCTTGCAAAGTAACAACCCGCCAATCTCGACGTTGTCCTTAAAGCGACTATTCGGATCGACTAGCAGTTGAAATTTTGGCTGCTCTTCGATCTTTACAGGCTCCCAGCCTTCCCGGATTTTGGCGGAAATATTGCGTGGGTCAGCATTGTTTAGAGTCGAAACGCGAATCCATCTGTACGCGAAGCCGGGTTGCTTATCTGGTTCAGGGAGAAGCTCAGGTGGAGCCCACTGCTTGGGGCGCTCCTGCACGGCACGAGTTTCAAGTTCACGGGCAAGTCTGTTTTCAGCCATTGTTGGCCTCCATTTTCATTAGTTCACGGGCGTATTGCTCAGGGGTGATGCCAAGACGCTTAATAGTGTCCAACTGCGATCTCTTTAGCACTATCTTTTTGGAGGATGTGCTGCGGGTCGCAGGAGCTACGACCGTGGACGGTTTTTCTGTGCGCGAGACAGGTTTAGATTCCTGCTGCGTAGAATCTTGGAAGTAGTCCGGGAAGCGTTGACGCATGGTTCCGTCAATCTTCTGCCAGTATTCGTCGGTGGACGTGTACTGATTACCGTACTGTTTGACTAGCTTTTGGTGTAGCCCAAGTGCAAGACTAGTCATCTCCTCGTCTTGACCGAACCAAGTATTGCGCTCTTGCCACGCAACTGCCCTTGGGTCAGGACGAGCCACTGGGACTTCTGGACTACTTTGTACCTCATTCGGATCATATTGTAAAGAGGGTACGTAATCTTTTGCCTTTTGCAACTTAATTTGGGCAAAATTAAGTTTTTCTTGCGCATCTAGCAACTTATCCGTGTCCCCGGCATCGTAGGCTTCTCTGTAAGCTTTCTTAGCCGCGTCTACCTCTAGCTCAACTGCTGACTGATAAGTCTGAAGATAAGTCTTCTCCCCTTCAGAAAGCCTACCTTTGAGGTTACGGTTTTCTTCAAGTATTCTTTTTGCTAAGTCTTCCGCAGCGTGACGCTCTCGCAGGGCTTGTTCCTTCTCCCGGCGCTCATCGTGGTACACCTTCTTCATCTGCTTCAGACGGACTTTCACCTTTTCGGAATAGTCCTCCAGATCATCCTGATCAAGCTCCTCGACGATCTGTTTAGGCAACGGTTCCCGACCACGGTCTTCTTCAGGAGTATCGTCTTCTATTTCAAATTCGATATCATTCAGCTTAGACTCGGCGGGGTTGCCCTTCTCTTCCTTCTCGTCGGGAAACTGAAATTCTTGTTGTTCCATAATTGCTATCTCCTTTATGCGCGACGAATGCCGCGTGGGTCTTGCACAACTGCTTCCACTGTGTCGTCATTGATAAGACGGAACTCTTTACCGTGGATCTTCAGGCGGGTGCCGCTGTTCGGACGGGCTAATACAAAGTCACCTTCTTTGCACCACGGCCCGCTTGGAAACCGTTTTTCGTCCTTGTAACAGTCCGGCCCTATCTTTACGACAAAGAACACGGTTGCCAGCACTTCTTCAAACTGCTTGGTTTGATCCGCCTTAAGAAGCCCGCTATCAAACGCATCCTCAATCTCCGGTAGTGCTACCAATATGTGGTATCCGGCGGGCTCAGGAAGCTGTTTAGCTTTCTCTTCTTCAGTCTGTGGTACTTCACCGCTTTCTGTAGCGATTAGTATTTCACTCATTGTCGTGACGCTCCATTTGGTCTGCAAGGTCTAAGATAAAGCCTTCTGCGATGGATAGACCCCGAATCTCCCCGCATATTGCGCGATACTCTGCGAAATCTTTCATTGTGCCTTCGCTTACGGCATGAGCAAGCTGGGCTTGTTTCTCATTAATACGTTCTTTGACGATTGCCAGTGTCTTGTCCACTGATTACTCCTTGGGTTTAGGGTTTTGCATAGGGCGTGCTGCTTCCCTACGATCCTTGGATGCTTGTAGTCCAAGTCGAACTCCTTCGGCTTCCATCTTGGAGTCAAGCTCCTGCTGGGCATAAGTAGTTTTAGCAGCCACCTGTAACCCTGCGATCAACTGCTGTGCCTCAATCCGCTCCCGCTCAATCTGAGATTTTTCCCCTTGTGCGGCAGCATCCAGTTGCAGCTTCTGCTCCTTGATAGCAACTTCGCGCTCCTTAAGCTCCAGTTCTTTCTGCTGCATCTGAACAATCGGATCTTGTGCGGCTTGCTGCGCCTGCTGTTGTGCAGCCTCGGCTTGATCCTTCTGTAACAACTTACCTGCCGCCATCGCCATCATGCGGCTAATCTCAACTTCCATTTCTTCTGGGATGGTGTCACCAGCTTCATAATCAGGAATATCCAAAGGCACGCCCAACTGCTCTTCGATCTGTTTGCGGTACTCGAACGCAACGTGTTCAGCAATATGAGCTTGCATTGCCGCCATAATCGTCGAAGCTTGCGGGTTCTGCCCAACTAGCTGCGCAATCTTCGGGTCTTGCATTGCCGCCATGTGCACTTGAATATGAGCTTCATGATCCTGATACAAGAACGCCTTGACCGGTGCCATGTTCAGAACCGCCATGTTTTCCGAGACCGGGTCTTTTGGTTTCTGGCTTTCCGAAGCAGGAATAAGTTTAGGGATGTTCTTAATACCTAAGACTTCCAACATCTGCTTGTTCAGCTCAACCATGTCATATATCTGTGGGTTCTGCTGTGCCATCTGCATGACCGCTTGATACTGCACAACCTTCTGGCTCATGGTTGCAGCGTTCGGATCACTGACCGGGATCACGTCCACCATCTCGTAGTCTTGCTGACGTGCGCGACGACTACCTTCAACTGGCTCGTAGCTGTACTCGGTCGGGGCATAAGCCGCGATGATGCTCTTCAGAAGCTTGAACTCCTGTTTCATCGCAAAGTGAATCCGGGCCTGAACAGCCGACATCACTTTTAGTTGACGCTCTAATAGTGCTAACGTCGTTCCAACAGGGGCCTGTGCCGACATATCCGACACCTGAAGATCAGCGGCGGACGCAAAACGACGGCCCTCATCCACGATCTGATCCATCAAAAGCTTGAGAACCTGACTTGGTTCTTTGTACGGCAGAGGCAAAATGTTGTCGCGTATGGTGCCCGACGCCACATCCACATCACGGAACTCCCCCGGAGCGATAGGTGTATCGTCTCCTTTAGTGCGCATACCCTTGGACTTCAACCCACCCGGCAAGTTTGCCAATGTGCCCGCATCAACCAACTGACGCAGGATAGAAGTGCCACTCTTAGCGTACGCACCGATCAAGTGGATCAGGCCAAAGTAGTAGAAGCCAAAGCCGGGGATGTAACCGTAGTGAACGAAGTGAGTGCGCTTCTGTTTAGTCTCGTCATCCGGCTCATAGTTGCGGCGAATAGATAAGACCGTACCGGTACCCTTCTCGATAGTGACGATGTAAGGCAACGCTATACCGCTCTCGTCCTCATACCCTTCAAGATTCAGGTCAACCTGCATCTCTAGCAGCTTGTAGCGGTCGTCAGTTGTAGCGCGGAAGCCCATTTTCTCCGCGATCTTCTTCTCGACATCATCTAATGTATTAGTGGGGGTACCAAGCTCAACATCACGGTAGAAACCGCCCACCATGAGTTTCTTTAGCTCGTTCTCAGTCTTACGCATCACATGTGTTACACGCGGCGCGGTTTGCAAATGCTCTGAGCCGTACGGCACCACCACATCTTCAGCCGGGACGAAGATAGAAACCTGACGCTCTAGCGACGGGTCGTAGTACACCTTCTTAAACGCATTACCTGATAGCCCCAAACCCCACAGCATGCGCTCATGCTCGCTGCGATATTCAGTCATCACTTCCGTGAGCTGGTAGTTCATGTCATTCTGAACCCTCTCAGCGGCTTCCTTATTCTTAGTGGTCTCTTTTCCAATGATCTGCGTCTTAACCGGACCACTCGCCGGGAATGTCGCCATGATTGTCTCGGATTGGAACTTAACCAGAGCTTCAGATAAAAGGGGATGGTAAACACCACAAGCTCCTTCCCACGGCTCACTGCGTTCTTCGATCTTCATACCCAACAGCTCAAGGCCGTCTACGTATGTCTGCATCCAGTCTTTACGACTACCTACGTCATCGTCAAAGTCACCTAGCAAGTCTCCTGCTAATGTCTCCAACACATCTTCACTGAGTTCTTCCGCCAAGTTAATGTTGAAGTCATCATTCTCTTTCTTACCCGGCTCGATCTCAATCTCCAGCCCACCCATGCCAATAGTCACTGACTCGGGGTCCTCGATCTCAATCTCGATAATCGGATCGTCCTCCATGCCTGCGTCCATACCGCCAAGCCCTAGCGGGGCGCGGTTTAGTGCTTTATCAATAGCCATGATCAAATTCCTTAAATGTTGTAACGGCTGGGGCGGTCACCCGCGTTATGTGGCTTACGTTTAATTCTTCACGTGTCACGCCAAATGGATTTGTTTTAATCCACTCATCAATGTCTTCTTTTGTTGTGGCGTAAGGTGTCCTGTCAGCTTTTTTTGCTTGCTTCAGCAGTCTGCGGTTGGCTTTTTTAACACGCCACCAAAACTTAATCGCCTCGAAAATGGACATACCCATTCCTTAGTAATACGGTCTTTTGCGCCTAAACTCGCGCACCTCGTCTGGCTCATCCAACACTGACCGGATGTAGCCACCTTTGCGGAAACGCATCAGCGCCAGCGATACGGAGTCCACGTAGTCATCGTGATCCCCAGCGGGGAAGCTTGCCACCTCGTCGATTACTTCTTCAGCCCAATGTGTGTTGGGTGCCCATACCCGCCCTGACGCAAACAAGTCGGACACCGCATTTAGTCGGCTGATCTTGTCGTTACCCCTTACCGGCGTGTACTCCTGTACGGGAATACCCATTGCCCTCATCTCGTAGATGAGCGGGGCCCCTGACGCCTTTTTCTCCACAATGATGGAGTCTGGGTCCCATTCTTTGCATTGCTCGATTGCTTTCTTCTTAAGCGAAGGAAACTCAAGACGGTCTCTGAAAGCATTGAGGAGGATGATATTAGCTTGAATAACACCGGCATCGTCCTCCTGATAAAAAACACCCCACGTGGTACAGGCTGAATAGTCCGAGCGGTTGGTCTTCTCGAACGCGGTATCCCAACTCTGTAGGACAAACTCACAGTGCGGGGGTGTGTCGTCCTCCCAAATCTGCCACCAGTCCCGTTTGACGATAGCTGATGTCTCAGATGTCGGGTTCTGCTGGTACTGAGCCATCCATTTGGCGTTCGGAAGTTCAGATCTTAGCGCTTCTAGCTCCTTCCTAGACCAAAACTGAGGCCAAAGGGGTTCTCCTGACTCAAATAACGCCGGAAACTCGATCACTTCCCAGTCTTCACCACCTCTCTGGGCTGCGGAC